ACTCAAAATTTATATGCCATCGGGTAGAGAAAACATTATCCGAGTTAAGGGAGATGTATCCTGACGAAGACCTTGACCCAGATGATCTTAGTTCTGGGAGTGATGATATAGATGAGTTCTCTGCTGAACGACTATCTCGATACATGTTCGATAACTCTTCTCAATACAATAGTGGATTTGGATATAACGATCCAAACGAAGAAGCGTTACAGATTTATTGGCTTCATGAAAGTTATCTAAAAACAGATTGGGATGGGGATGGTATTGCAGAGTTAAGAAAGGTATGCACAGTTGGAGATAGAATATTAGCGAATGATGCTATAGACAACATTCCTTTTGTAAGTCTTACTCCAATAAAGATACCACATAAGTTCTTTGGTCTATCTGTTGCGGACTTAGTAATGGATCTGCAATTAATGAAAAGTACATTGATGCGAACATTAATGGACAATATGTATAACCAGAACTTTGGTCGCTATGCTGTTCTTGAGGGTCAAGCGAATTTAGATGATTTGCTAACGCAGAGACCGGGTGGTGTGGTTAGAGTTAAGTCGCCTAATGCAATTATGCCATTAGCGACTCCTACATTAGAACCTTATTCATTCCAGATGCTTGAATACTTAGACAATGTTAGAGAGTCAAGGGCTGGTGTATCTAGAATGTCACAAGGTCTTGATGAAAATGCTTTGACTTCACATACTACGGCTACTGCGGTGAACGCAGTAATGACTGCTTCACAATCAAGACTTGAACTGATAGCAAGAAACTTTGCTGAAACAGGTGTAAAAGAATTAATGAGCCGTATCTATGAACTGCTATTGAAGAATCAAGATAAGCAGCGTGTAATTATGATTAGAAATAAATGGATCCCAGTGCGCCCTAATATGTGGAAAGACAAATATGATTGCACTGTTTCTGTTGCCCTAGGTCATGGTAATAAAGATCAGCAGTTAGTACATCTTTCTACCATGATGCAGTTTGCTTCTCAAGCAATGTCTGGAGGATTAAGTATAGTATCAGAAAAGAATCTTTACAATATGGGATCAGCCTTAATAAAGAATATGGGGTTCCAGAATGTTGATGATTTCTTAACTGATCCTGAGTCAGTCCCCCAAGAACCTTCGGCAGAAGAAAAGATGGCGCAAGAGGATTTGAAGATTAGACAAAAAGAACTTGAAATTAAATCCGCTGACGTGCAAATAAAAGCACAGAAAGTAAAAGTGGATATGATGAAAGCAAAGTCCGATGCCCAGATTAAAGCCGCTGAGGTTGCTCTTGAAGTAACACAACAACGGCCTGTTGGCATAGGATAATGAATGGAAAATGATCTAGCGAGACAACAACACGCAGAAAGATTATTAGAAGATAGTTTGCTTACAGAGGCTTTTGAGTCTCTTGAGAAAGAACTGATAATGCTGTGGCAAACCACAGCATCAACAGATGTAGACCAACGAGAGTCCTTCTGGTTGGCGATACGACTGCTTGAAAGGGTGCGAGTACATTTAATCTCTATTGTAGATAGTGGGAAAATGGCTCAGTTACTTGACAAGCAACACCCTTACATCTAAAGGAGATTTGTTATGGCGGACACGCAACAAGCCCCGCATCCGGCTACCCAGCCGACACCACCGCCCCCCGGCAGTATGCAGGAGGCAACGGATGTTTTTCTAGACATGATGGAACCCGAAGAGGATATTCCAGAAATAGAAGAAGAACAATCAACCGAGGAAGAAGATGATGAATCGGTTGAAGAGGAATCTGAATCTGATGAAGAAGATGATGAATCTGAAGAGTCTGAAGAAGAGACTGAGGAATCTGAGGAACCTGAATTATTTACCGTCAAGGTTGGCGGGGAAGAATTTGAAGTCACCCTTGATGAATTAGCGAAAGGTTATTCTCGACAATCAGACTACACAAAAAAGACGCAGGAACTTTCTGAACACAGAAAAGGATTTGATGATTTAACTCAAAAGTATAATCATGAACTCCAATCTATTCAAGGGGAGCGTCAACAGTACATTAATAGCCTAGAAGAGATTATTAATTCAACATCTGCTAAAGCCGAAGAGTATGGCAATATTGATTGGGAAAAACTCAAAGAAGAAGACCCCATTGAATACTTTACAAAGCGTGATGAAATTAATGAAACCCGACAAAAAGTTATTGAATACAGGCATCAACAGGAGCAAGCGCAGAAAGTCCAATCAGAGAAATTCCAAGAGTCGTTTCGGGAATGGACTGCTGGAGAAGTAGGCAAGCTGCAAGAGTTAATTCCTGAATTTAGTAATCCAGATTCTTCCCAGAAGGTTAGGGGAAATTTGAGAGAGTATGCGACTGCTCAGAGTTTTTCACCTGAAGAGATCGGAAACCTTGTGGATAGCCGTCAAATCCATGTTTTGTATAAAGCCATGAAGTATGACGAACTTCAAAAGGCAGATGTTAAAACAAAAAAGGTTAAGAACAAACCGAAGGTGGTTAAAGCAGGAAGAGGAGCGCAGAAAGGAGAGGGTTCTAAGGTTAAACGTACTAAACAATTAAAGCGCCTACAAGCAAGTGGCCGCATCGATGATGCAGTTCATATGCTTGAGGATCATATATTTTTAGAATAGGAGACTATTATGGCTAGTGTGCCAACAAGTATTTCTCTGACCTACAGTGCTGTAGGTATTAGAGAAGACCTATCTAATGTGATCTACAATATTGCGCCTTTGGACACTCCATTTTTATCAGGTTGTGGTAAAGCGACTGCTGACAATACTCACTTTGAGTGGCAGACAGATACCATTGCTGGCGGTGCAGCTAATCGCCAGAAAGAGGGTGAAGACCCTGATAATGATGCACGAGTGAATCCAGCGCGTGTTGGAAATCGCACACAGATAAGTCGATATGTAATTCAAACTTCCGGAACCAACGAAGCAGTAGACTATGCAGGCCGAAAATCCTCGCAAGCCTACCAGTTGGCTAAAAAAGCGAAGCAGATGAAGAGAGACATGGAATTCATGTTAACTTCAAATGTTCCGTCTTCTGCCGGTACATCCGCCGCAGCGAGAGCAACTGGTGGCTTATCCTGTTGGGTAGGAACTAACTACCATACTCTAGGGACTGGAGCAACCGCAGGTGCGGCTGCTGTAGGTTCCGACGGTACAGCAGCGCCAACTGATGCTACAACTGCAAATGCCATTACTGAAGCTGGTATCAAGACAGTCATTAAAGAATGTTTTGATTCTGGTGGTGAGCCTGACATGATTATGTGTAAGTCACCTCAGAAACAGGCAATCTCGGCCTTGACGCAGACTGTATCTGAACTTCGTACTGATACGAAGGGTGATTCACCTGCTCATGTCGTCGCAGCGGTGGACGTTTACATATCCGATTTTGGAACTTTTAAGATCGTTCCTAATAGGAATCAGTTCCGTTCGCGGGATGTTTGGTTTCTGGATATGGACTACTGGGCAATTGCTTATTTGCGTCCCTTCTCAACGGGGCCGCTGGCAAAGACCGGTGATAGCGTTCGGCAGATGTTGCTTGCTGAATACGGCTTAATGTCTAAGAACGAAAAGTCAAGTGGTTTCTTGGCTGACGTTGCAGACTAATATGTAAAAAAAGGGGGTGGGGCAACTCACCCCCTATCTTATTATGAATGAAATCGAAGAGATCGCACAGAAATTAGAAAAGAAACAAAAAAAGGTACGGCCCAAAGATGAGCCTGTGCCTAAATCTGCTGAAGAATGGGTAAAAAAATCTTATGATAAAGGTCGGGGAGACTTTATAGGCGGCATAGGGAGTGAGGCTTTATGAAGTGGGAAATAAATAATGAACGAACAACACTGCTAGATACTAGCCCGTATCGACGTACAGATCTTACTGAGCATACAGACGGTTCTGTCACTTTTACCACGAAGCAAGATGTTGGCCCTATTCTTGAATATACTAAACGAAAGTTTAATGATGCAGGTGACAAACTGTCTCTCAAAAGAGGGGAGTGGCACCATAGCCATACTATTCCACATAATATATTAGAACTGTGGGACAAGCAAACAGGCGGAACAGGTATAGGATTTCAAGGTGATATCTGGAAAGACCCTATTCTTTTTGCCGCTTATCTTAATAACCCAGACTACAAATACTTTAGAGTTGCCCCGACTCATATATAGGAAATCGATATGACAGCCATTAAATATTTTTTCAAGCCGCTAAATGTAAATCAGACATTAGCTTATGCAGCAACAGTTGGGACAGCCAGCCCTGTAGGAAATCAAACATATGCAGTGATGCTTCATGCAAGTACAGATTGCTATGTTAATTTCGGAACTACAGGTTCAGTCGCAGCATCTGCCATTGCTAGTGTGTTTTTAAAAGCAAATGAGCCATACACTTTTGATTGTATTCCGGGGCAAATAATTTCCGCAATCAGGAACTCTACTGATGGTAATTTGGAAATATCTGAACTGACGCAATAATGGCAATTACAACCTATACAGAACTTAAAGCCTCTGTAGCAAACTGGTTAAATCGGGATGATTTGACAGATAGAATCCCAGAGTTTATTTCTCTGGCCGAGGCTCAATTCAATAGAGAGTTGAGGATTCGTGGTATGGAAGGAAGGTATACGGCAAGTACAGTGTCGGGGCAAAAGAGTTATGCATTGCCCGGTGGTTATATCCAGATGCGTAACTTCCAGATTAACACTGACCCTATAACAGCCCTTGAGTATGTTACCCCAGAGATACACGATAGAGTGTGGGGAGGTAGCAAAACAGGGGTTCCCCTTATGTATACAATGGTTGCAAACGAATTAATACTAGGGCCAGCACCTGATTCCGTGATGACAATGGAAATGGATTTCTATAAAGCCTTTGATGCATTGTCTTCTACAGTTGCAACCAATTGGGTTTTAGATAATGCGCCTGACCTATATCTATATGGCGCTCTTTTAAATGCAGAACCCTTTCTAGTTAATGATACAAGAATGGGTACTTGGAAAGATTTTGTTGTAAACGCTATAACCTCTATACAGTCCGCAGACGCAAGAGATAGACATTCTGGCTCATCGATGAGAGTTATTAATACTACTGGATACCACTAATGTCCTCCCTCGTATGGAATAAGGCTATTGCACCCATAACTTGGGTTAGTGGAAGTGGCGCAATAGGAGTAAACTGGAACACGCCCGATAGGGAGAAGAGCAGTTCTTTTGGACTGTTTCTAGATGAAAGCGTAACTGATATAAGGTTTGGCAAGTTAAAGTCTGTTTCGTTTTCAATGGGATTTGGCACGTCTCTTGGTGAGGATAATATACGGGATGTTAATTTCCCATTCTTTATGGGGATGGGTATAACATCTAATAGACAGTACACCAAAACAAGCACCTTGGGCGTTAGTTTAGGCGAAAGCACACCAACCCATAATATGAAGACTGTCAATCTAGAGTCTAATTTTGGAATGTCTGCGGGGTTTAATTACCAGTATACGAAGACAGCAACATTACCCGCTGAGTTTGATGTAAGCATTTCTCACAACATGCCCACGATTACATTCGAGGCGCAGTTTGGAGATTCGATAACACCAAACTATCAGTACACACAGACCGTAACACTTACAAGTTATTTAGGCTCTACTAGCGCAGAAAGAAAAATGTGGGAGCCTGATGTAGAAGTATCGACAACATGGACTTCTTCTTCTGACCCATCAACAACATGGACTAAGGTATCAAAATGAGCGAGAGTAAAATTGGATTAACATTAGGAAGCATCTGGGAAGTAGTTTGCTATGATGCGGACGGCAAGGAAAAATGGCGCGAGGTGAATGAAAACCTCGTCGTTGATGCAGGACTTAATGATGTACTAACAAACTACTTTAAGGGTTCTGGTTATACAGCCGCGCATTATGTTGGCTTGAAGGATACCGGTACACCGGTTGCTGCTGATACGATGGCCTCACATAGTAGTTGGGCAGAACTCGCTATATATGACGAGACTGTTAGACCAACACTTACACTAGGTGCTGTAGCCGCTAAGTCTGTAGATAATAGCGCAAGCAAAGCACTATTTACTATGAACGCTACTGATGACATTTATGGCGCGTTTTTAACCAACAATAGCACGAAAAGCGGAACTACTGGTATATTATATGGAGCAGTAGATTTCAGTTCAGCACAGTCTGTTGTTAGTGGTGATGTTCTGCTTGTCACTGTAACGCTTACTTCAGCAGCCTCGTAATGGCTGTAGAAACTGCAACAAGAGTTAGTCAGCTTGTAACGACTAACCCTGCTAATGGCGATCCGGTATCTGAAGGTGGAGGAACTTCCCCGCAAGGACATCTTAATCTAATTAAGTCAGTCTTGCAGGGCAGCTTCCCATCAACAACTACAGCAGCACTAATACCATCATTTGTTTCTGATTCTGGTAAGTTTTTAACAAACAATGGAACTGATACGTCATGGGGAACTCCAACAGCAGGCGACCCTGCTGGCACTGGCGTTGCAATGGCGATTGCTTTAGGTTAATAGGACAAAAATATGGCAAATGCATTTAAGAACAAGGGCAAGACCCTCACAGACGCCGCTCTTACAGAAGTGTTTGCAGCACACGCGGCTGGTGTTGCTGAAACAGTGATTCACAGTTTAACAGTCTGCAATACTGGAGCAGTGAGTGTAGATGCAGACATTGCTGTTGAAGACATAAGTGCGGGGGGAACGCCGAACTACTATATCTGTAAGACAACCCCAGTCCCAGCCAATAGTTCTTTAGTGTTTGATGGCATTAAGTTGAATATGGAGTCTGGAGACAAACTCCATGCCAAATCCTCTAACGCTAGTGGAAACCTTGATATCTTTGCTTCAGTCCTTGAGATCACCTGATGTCGTATTTAGGTAGAACAGAATTAAAGTCTTCTGACATACGATTAAAAGCAGCGTATGCCATCTCTGGATCTTCGACTAATACTGTTGTCTTAACATGGACTGCACCTAGCGAAGAGTCTCTCATCTTCACAGTAAATGGTGTTGTTCAACAGACAGACGCCTTCTCAATAGCAGGAACTCCCACGACCATTACTCTCGCGTCGGGGAACTTTGCTGATGGGGCTACTGTGGAAGTAGTGGGCATCAACGATATCGGAACCGCGATTGTTCCTGCTGATGGTTCTGTTACCTCATTAAAGTTAGCTGATGATGCAGTTACTCTAGCTAAACTCGCTACGACAGGAACACCAGATGGAGCAAAATTCCTTCGAGATGATATGGCGTGGGTCGTTACCGGTGGGGCGGCAGATGCAATATATTCAGCAGCTAGTGCGCCGGGTAGTCCATCAGTGGCTGACGTGTGGTATGACACCGTGAATAATTTGGCGAAAATATGGAACGGTACTGCATGGAATGACATGAGCAATGTCTTCGCGGCAACAGGCGGTACAGAAACAACTTACACCGATGGTGGTGTTGATTATAAGGCACATACATTTACATCTGGTGGAACATTCTCGGTTACGGGCGGTTCAGGAAGTATAGATTATTTAGTTTTAGCTGGCGGTGCTGGTGCGGGTGGTAATTCTGGTGGAGGTGGAGGCGCGGGAGGTTACAGAACAGCTTCAGGTTTTTCCATTGCAATAGGCGATCACACTGTAACTATTGGCGCTGGTGGTGCTGGTGGAGTAAATGAGGTTGGCGGCACTATTGGAGGAAACAGTGTTTTGGGATCTATAACTTCTACTGGCGGTGGCGGTAGTTCAGCAAGAATAGCTGGCGGAGTAACAGGTGGTAGCGCTGGTGGGTCTGGCGGAGGCGGAGGTGGTGGTGTTGGAGGCGCTGCTCCGGGGTTTGCGGGTAATAGTGGTGGTTACACCCC